TCATCCCCATGCCGAGCGGCTGAACAGATAGCCGCGTCCACGGACGGTCTTGATCCGCTCCGGTTGTTCAGGGTTGTCGCCCAGCTTGCGGCGCAGGCGCGAGATGCGTGCATCGATCGAACGGTCCAGGCCGTCGAAGGCGATGCCACGCAGGCCGCGCAACAGTGCATCGCGGTCCAGGATCTGGCCGGCGTTGCTGGCCAGCAGGAACAGCAGGTCGAACTCGGCCGTGGTCAGCTCCAGCAGGCTGCCCTGCAGGTGGACGTTGCGGGTGGAAGGGTCGATGCTCAGCTCGCCGAATCGCAGGCTGCCGTCGCGCGGTTCGACCCGGCGATGGCGGCGCAGGTGCGCACGCAGGCGGGCCAGCAGCACCCGCGGTTCGATGGGTTTGCCGATGTAATCGTCGGCCCCCAGCTCCAGTCCCAGCACCTGGTCGATGTTGTCGGTGCGGGCAGTCAGCACACAGATGATGCCGTCGTAGTGGGGCCGGATCTGTCGACACACTTCGAAACCGTCCTGGTCCGGCAGACCAACATCCAGCAGGACCAGGGCCGGCTTCTCAGCCAGGATCCGGGTCACCGCACGCTCGCCGCTGCGCTCGTGGGCGACCTGGTAACCATGCCGCTGCAGATAGTCACTGACCATCGTACCCAGGCGGGCATCGTCTTCGACCAGTACGATATCCAGCATTTTCAAGGCCTCCGTGGACGCAAACGTACCGCCACGGCACGAGCGCGGCGATGCTATCCCAGCCTTCGGGCCGCCCGGGTCCCGGGGGCGGGCGCCATTCAGCCGGGGTTGCTGGCGCACCGGCCGGGTCTCAGCCCCGGCAACAACTTGCCGCCCAGCATAGCCGGTTGCCGTTACAAAACGTTACCTTCGTGATACGTCCGGTGACCATCGTGTAACGGCGCGCGATAAATCGCCCGCCGCTGGCGAGATAAACGATGGGCTGCCAATGTTGCGCCCAGCGGAATGAAATTGCACGGGGCGGAACCGCCCCGTGCCCTGGCTTCCCTACCAGGTCGTGTAGATTAGCTCCCGCCGCTGAACAGCCTGGCGGCCGATCGTGTAGCGGATGGGGACCACCCGGTTCCTGAACGGACTGAAGACCTCCCGCATCGCGGGGTGATCGTTGATGGTCAGGATCGCAGCCCCCTTCAAGGCAGCCATGCGGGTGGCCAGCTCCTGATACTGCTCCATGCCGAACGGTGTCCCGTACCCCTCGGTCTCCCAGTACGGCGGATCGAGGAAGAACAGGCTGTCGGCGGCATCGTATTTGGCCACGCACTGCTGCCAGGACAGGTGCTCGACGGTGACCTTGTGAAGCCGGAGGTGCGCGGCGCTCAGATCCTCCTCAATGCGCAGCAGGTTGAGGCCCTTGCCGCCCCGGCCGAAACCGGGGGTCTGGCCAGTCGCCTTGCCACCCCATGCCAGTCGCTGCAGGTAATAGAAGCGTGCGGCACGTTGGATGTCGGTCAGGGTGTCCGGGTGCTGGAGCTGGCACCATCGGAACATCTCGCGGCTCGTCAGCGCCCATTTGAACTGGCGGACGAACTCTTCCAGGTGGTTGGCCACCACCCGATACAGGCGCACCAGCTCGCCGTGGCAGTCGTTTAGGACTTCAGCCCTGGCCGGCTCCCTGGCGAACAGCAGAGCCGCACCACCAGCGAACGCCTCGACATAGGTGCGGTGGGGGCTCTCGGCCACCAAGGGCAGCAGGTGCGGCAGCAGGCGGGTCTTCCCGCCCGGCCAGGGGAACAGCGTTGTGGTCTTCATTCTCAGCCTCTGCGATGGATCTCGGCCAGACTCAGCTTCCCCGCGCGAGGGGGCTGGGCCTTGGCCAATTGCACGCGGGCTGTCGCGTGTGTTGCGGCGCCGGTCGATCAGTTCCCGCTGATCGGCCGGCGCCCAGTTCTTGAACTACTCTCCGGCCTCAAGAGCAGCCAGGCGCCGCTCGATGTTGGCCATGCGCAGCTCGGCTGCCTCTCGGTCGCGGCGGTCGCGGCGAGCCATAGCTGCCAGAATCCAAGCATGCAGCTCGGAGGTGCGGAAGCTGTAACGGTCACCGGCTTCCCTTGCTGGCTCGACGAGGATTCGCTCAGCTGGCTTCCCCTCTAGCACGCAGATGCGGCGCGCCTCGACAGCCGGGGCCAGCAGGCCGCCCTGACGCTCTGGCGTGAGCATCTCTCCCTGCCGTGCCGGCTCCAATTCTTCGCCAGTAGCTTCGTCGTACTTGGCCGGAATGATTGCGTAAGTGGCAGGTATCACCTCATAGACCGCATCCTGCGCTGGGATCTCAAGCCACTCCCCTTCCTGCGCGGGAATCTCATGCCATACCTCCTCCGTGGCTGACCAGGAGTCGTAGCAGAATGCGCTGTAAGAGAACGGGTCAAGATCGTGCTGTTCCATCACAGCAGCAGCGGCTTGAACGGCCGGACCGGCATGCCAGCGAGCATCGTCACCCTCCTCGGCAACACGTTCCAACCACTTCCACTTCATCGCCAGCTCGTTGATCTCCAGGAATGCCGCTTCCTCAGCATCCGTCATGGTCTCCAGCGGGGTTTTCAACCGAGCGTCGGATGCGCTGATCGCCGTGTTCTGCGCAAAGAACTGGTTGAACGGGAGTGCCGCTGTACCAACAGTCAGCGTATTGGCTGTGAATGGTGTGAGAGGCGTGCCGGTGCGAGCCCCCGCATCAGTGAATTGGAACAGAGTCGAAACCTGAGCACCGAAATTCGGGGATCTCAGGTTGACGTTCAGCCGAGTGCCATCCGTGTTGACCATGAACCCGTAGGTCGCCGACAAGGACTCGAGCCAAAACCCGGCGCCGGCTGCAAGGCTTCGGATGGCATTGTTTGATGTGAATGTTTTGATGCCCCCAATGCTCTCGTCACCGGCGTTGCCGACGACGCCAAGGCTGGTGCGGGTCTGAGTCTTGGATGCCGCATCGCCGCTGAAATCCATTGCGCCGTTGGTGTAGATGGTCACCTGGTTGGTAGCAACCTGGTCGCCCTGGGGCCGCAGCAAGATGAGACCGCCCGTGCTGGGGCCAGCTGAACCGATGACCAGGCTACCAGTGCCGTTACCGCGAAAAGTCGCGCCGGCCCCGCCCATTTCAAGAACCTGGTCTACGCCTATGCGCGCGCCGAGGTTATGGATCGACCGAGCAGTGAACGTCTTTGCGCCGCCGATGTTCTCGGCGCCGGTGGAGTGCACCACCTGTGTATCAAAGGCATTGGGGATCCAAGAACCCCAAGCTCCATTGGTCTTCAGGCGCTGATAGATTCGCCCATCAGCCTCCGAGATACCAAGCTGCGCACCATAGGTAGCCGTGCCTCCCGAGGGCAAGTGAATGCATAGGAATGCGCCGGTCGGTGTCGGGTTACCCTCGGAGCCAGCCGCTGCACGGTAGAAGCCAGACAGCGTTGCGTTGTTCAACGTGGAAATGTTGTTGGCAACCTGGATGGACTCCGCAGCCAAGCCCATTTGTCCAGCTGCGAGCATTCCAGCCCGAATCGCACTAATCAGCACCTTCACGTTGCTGCCCCCTTGGACAGCAGGAATCGCCTCATTGCCGGTGAGCGCAGCGGCGTTGGGAAGGCCAGAGATCTTTACGTCGACCATTTTCGTTACTCCAGAATCAGGGGGTCGCCCGCCTCGGTGACCAGGCGATCGCCTGCCTCGGTCACCAGCTGCGCGCGGTACAGGAAGGTGTGCTGCTGGATCTGCCAGCTGCGGTAGCCATCACGGATGGCTTCGACTTCGACACGGATCTGCTTTCCACCGCTGCCGGCGGGCGGCGTGTAGGTGTCAGTCGTACCGGTGATGCCGGCCTGCGTCCGCACCAGTGATCCGGCGAGGAACCAGCGAACGGTGTAGGTGGTACCGGGCTCCGGCCCGATGTTGCCCTGCGTGGTGTCGACCAGCTGGTCGGCCTGCAGGAGGCGATCGCGGTGCGCCCACTGCACTGTCAGTTCGGTGCCGAAGGTCCACAACTCTGGCGGGTAGGCCTCGCCCTGCACGCGCAAGCGGCCGGGCGGATAGGGCCGGATCTGGCGACGCTGCAGCGTCAGCCCGATCGTCGTAGCCAGATCCGGATTCAGCTCGCCCTGGCTGGTGCGGGTGATCAGCTTCGCCTGGGGCGATTCGTTGGCCAGGTACTCGCGCCCGTCGAAGCCGACGTATTCGTCGGTGAACCACACCCGCGTGCCCACGGCATGCGGCATCGGCACCGTGTCCACGCAACCACGGGCCACAGTCAGCGTCGCGGCCACCGGGTCGATCGAGACCACCCGGACCAGCTCGTCATCGATCAGCGCCTCGGTGCCGGCCTCGATCATGTCCAGGCTGACGCCGGCGGACAGCGCGATCGCCGTTGTGGTGGCCGTCATTGCGGTGATCAGCAGGCCAGTGGGGGCGAAGTCGGCTGCGCCCGCCTCGGCGAACGGCGCGCTTCCCAGCCGGGTCTGCAGCGTGTAGCCGAACGCCACCGAGGTCGGCCGCACACCGATCGAAGTCAGGTAACCGACGTCAGGCGACACAGCAGCCAGCTCCGGCGCCCCGAGAGTCGTGGCCAGATCGCGGTAGCTGGCCTCCTGCAGGCGCTGCACGGTGACCGGCTTGGGCTTGGTATCCGGCTCTACCCAGGCGCTGTCCGAAGGCTGGATGTAGCTGGCCGAAGCCATGCCGGCGACATCCTGGGCGACAGTCAGCACCACGGACGTTTCGGTTTGTGTTCCGCTGTCGATGTCCAGGATCCGTACCGGCATACGGACTACGCCCCGCCGTGGCCACGACAGGGCGCGTACCTGCCCGCGCTTGAAGGGGCCCGCATCCTGGCGCACCCGGATCTTCACCCTGCAGGGCAGGCCGCTCACGGCCGCCACCTCGCGCGCCGCGACGCGGCCGGCGAGCGCGGCATTCCACAGGCCGGGGTAGTTCTTCCGGCTGTTGACCACTCGCCCCTGGGCCTGGACGCTGGCCAGGTTCTGGTAGGTGACAGCGGCTTCCTTGTTGGTCGCGATATCGCGATAGACGACCGTGATCTCGTTGACGCTGTTGTCCAGTAGCGGCTGCTGCCACTCCAGCAGCTCCATGATCTGACCCGGTCCGATCTCTTCCAAGGTGGCCGGGTCATAGTCCGGCCGCACCAGCACCAGCTCAGTCAGACCCGTCACCGGATCCTCGATGCGCATGCCGCCAATGTGGTCGCACACCATGTCCATGAACTCGCCGGCAGGCACCGATCGGGACCACTTCAGGCACAGGCCGAACCCTTCATCCTTCAACGTCTGGGCCGCCTTGCGGAAGCTCGCCTCGTTGATCACGTCGATCGGGTGGCCCATGCCCTCAGTGCGCACCTGATAGATGATGTGGGCCGGGTTCATCCCTTCATCGATCTGCACCAGGTCGCCCTGCCAAAGCCCCTTTTTCCAGCCTTGGCGCCAGCGCGAGACCTTCTTCGTCCAGTTCTTGATGTACGGGTTCATGGCCGACACCTGGCCATTGAAAACCGTCGTGAACAGGCCCCGTGCCGCTGGCCACGGGCCGGGCACCAGCGACTGCAGGTAGGTGCTGGGCATCTGGGCGGGCTCGCCCATGCGTACTTCCAGCGTACCTACGATGCCGCCTTCACCCTTGTCACCGCCGAACACCTCCGGGGCGAGAATCGTGATGGACCGTGAGGTCGTGATCGGCCCCGTCGCTGGCACAGTACGCGGCAAGTTGACGCCGAAGAGCTTGGTCCACACCGTCTGCGCACTGCCGTCCCAGACCTTGCGATCGCCTACGCGGATCTCTCGCAGCGAGTCCACTGGGCCAAGGCATTCGCCGAAGTAAATGCCCATGTAGTAGCGGTAGCCGACGGTCTGCTTCTTGCCACTACCCACGACTGGCCTCCTCGCGGGCGATCGCGGCCAGGCGCTGGGCGAACGCATCGTCCAGCGCTTCGAACTGCTCTACCGGCAGGCCTTCATCCAGGAAGCGACGCAGATCCAGACCGTGACGATCCATCCAGGTGCGGATGCCGGCGGCGCACAGCACACCGCTCTGCTCGCCCAGCTTGGCCGCGCGTGCGTGTTCGACCGTCACCATCACCACAGCGCCACCTCGCGGCCATCCACGAAATAGCGGAAGTCCACGACCAAATCGACCCAGAGCCAGCAACGGCGGTAGCCGTACCCCTCACGGTGGCATTCGAAGAAGATCGGGTGCCCGAACCAGTAGCGCCGGAGGACCGGCTTGATCTGGAACTTCATTTCTTGCCACCCTTGACCTTGATCGGCGTGGTGCGCAGATCGCCGTAGAACAGCACGTTGGGATCATCAATCCAGTTCGTTCCGAAGACCATTGCGCACTCTCGGCCATCCTCGACCGTGGGGACGTTGAAGTCCTCCAGCGCAGCTGGCTTGGGTACCGCTGGCTTCGAACGGAACACGAAGCTGATAACCAGCGACACCACCATCATCACCATCTGGAACCACATATATCGACTCCTTAGAAAATCGGGTCCGGACCGAAGGGGTTCTTCTTCGGGATCGTGTGCTGCCCGCCGAAGTTGAACGCGTTGTTGAACTTCTCGTGGCACACCGGCAATGCGTGGCCGCAACCGGGGTAGGCCGAAACCAATTCACCGGCACTGAGCGGGGCGGCAGTCAGCAGTGTGAGCACAGGACCGACATGGGCAACGACGAACCGGTACTCGGTGGCGGCACCGTTCTTCCACTTGACGAAACCGCCCACGAACCAGCCATCCGGCTTGGCGGCGAAGGCAGTGGATGCGATCGTCATCGTCGAGGCGGCTGACAGCACGCCATCGATCCGGAACAGCTCCGGATTGAGCCCACAGTCTTCATCGAACAGCGCAAAGGGGCACGGCCCCTGCCAGCAGCGACGCAGGCCATTGGTGGCCGCTGCGCCGATGTTGCTCTGGCAGGTCAGCACCAGATCGTTCTGCCGTTCAGTGAAATCACTCAGTACGCCATTCCAGGTGTCCCGAATGACGCCATCGTTCTTGCGCACCCTGAGCCAACGCACCGTGATGCGCTCGGTGGGTGGGAACGGGCGCAGCACTGACGCCAAGGGCAACGACAGCGGCACCGTGACCTCCAGATTGGACCGCGCCTCCTGCGCCGACAGACCCAACCGACCGCGCTTCATGGCCACGGCGGTGAACTGCTGCGAGTCGTAGATCTCTGCGCGATCGCTGGAGGTGTACCGCCAACGCTGAGAGCCGCGGCCAAACTCGTACAGCTCCACATGACGGGAGAACAGGCTCACGGCTCGCTCTCCTCAGCGCCAATGCCGGCGAAGGACACGCGGCAACGCGCGACACCCTCACCATCGGTTTCATGGGACAGCTCCACGGTGTCGGAACTGAGGCGGGCCAGCACCATCCAGCTGATCAAGCGGATGGCGCTCGGCTGCAGGGCGACGCCGTGCGGCACGTCCAGCTGCAGGAACTCCCGCTGTGGATCCAGCTCCGTGGCCTCAATCAGCTGCCGGTACAGCACCTGGCCACTGAACAGTTCGATGCGCAGGTGGCGACGGCCTGCCTGGGCACGCCCGAAGCGGGCCACGCCTGCCCACGCCACCACGATGCCGGTGGAAGTGGTCAGGGCTGGCTCGACCAGCTCCAGGTCATCAGCCCAGGAAGGTACCCACAGGGCGGCCGCTCGGCCCTGCAGCCAGTACAGCAGGCTGCGCAGATTGGCCTGCTCGGTGCGTCCCCAGGTCTGCCAGGCGTGCGACTGCAGGGGCCACGCCTTACCGGTGATGTCCTCCACCGCCACCGGACCGATGTCACCGTCGATCACCACCAGCTGTCGGCCGAACTCGGCCGTCTGCGCCTGGTCGAGGTCGGGGCGCTGCTCCAGCACAGGTCGACCGCGATAGACCGCCGCCGGCGCCGCTGCTGGCCAGTCGCAGGTCTCCACCGCAGCCAGGCGCACGGTCGACCGCATGACCTGGTCGGTCACGCGTTCCAGGCTGGGGGTCTCGGCAATGCGAGCTGTCCTGCAGGGCAGCACCCGTGTGCCAGGTGCCCAGGCGTTGGCCGTGGGGCGGGCCAGCTGCAGACTGTCGGCGGCAATGTCGGCCACTTCCACCAGCTCGTAGGTGGTGACGTCCTTCCAAAGCATGGCCAGGCCGCCGGGGCGGTAGTCGCGCTGCGTGGCGGCCTGTACCGGGATGGACTGCACGCCCAGCGCCAGGCGCGCACTCAGCCACGACACGTCGTTCCAGACCGGCAGCGCCCAGGTACGCGCCGACCAGTCGAACAGCGCATGTTCAAGCACTTGGCGCTCGCGCCGGTCGGCCAGCACGCTGAACTCCCAAGAGCGCCTCGGCGAGCCACGCAATGGGAATCGGGCTTCGCCGCCGCCGATCGACTGCTGGACGTCGGTCGCCCAGGCCAGCGTCTCGGTGACAGGCCGCTCCCAATCCGGCGGCAGCATCCACGCCGACATGCGATTGCCGGTAATCGTGACGGTGCGGCGCCCCAGGGCCACGAAGTCGTAGGACAGCGACGCCGCGATTACCGGCGGACCTTCTGTCGTGACCGACAGCTGCCAACGGCGCAGCTGCAGGGCCGAGAATGCCAACGGCGGGGCGCCAGGACCTACCAGCTCGACGCCTTCGCCGTTCTCAAGGGTCACCGACGCCAGGGTCTGCTGCTGGAGGTATGAGTTCCAGACCTGGACGTAGCGCACCTGGTTGGTGACCAAGTTGCCCAGGTCAATGCGGAGAGGCAGGACGTGGATCTTGTAGTACCAGTCATCGAACGAGCTGCGGAGGTTCGGACCAGCGGACCGCTGCTCGGGTTCCACCACCGTGGCCTCATGGCCAGGCCCCACGTAGAAACCAACGCCGGCCAGCGCAGAGCTGAACTGCAGCGGGATCCTGGTGCGCGGGAGACTCAGGTTGGCGCTGCGCCAGTTCGGTCCCGTGCTGTTCTGGGTGGAAAGGATGACGGCCATCAGGACTTCCGCACCGCCCAGCCATAGTTGCCGCTTGCCGGAGGCGCGTTGGTGCTGCTGCTCATCGCCAACTTGCGCAGCCAGGGGAATACCACCCAGGTCTCGTCCGCGATCGTCACCTCCTGCTCCGGCTCCAACCTGTCCATATAGCAAGCGCGCAGACCGATGACCTGGCCGATCGGAGAAAGGTAAGGGCTGGTACCAGGGCGCCGAACGGTGAGATGGATGGGCTGAAAGACACTGCGCCCAGAGAAGGTGTTGTCATCCGCGCCAGCAAGCACGTAGCCAAGCCACATGCTGTCGTAACTGTCGGACGTCGTTGCTTGGTAGATCGACCCAACACCACTACCGGCCTGACCTTCCGCACCCAGCGTTCCACCGAAGTAGTTGCACAGCTGGTGGTAGCTGTTGCTCCTTCCGTCCTCAATGCAATCGGCGCGAACATGGCCACAGCCGGTGTTGCTGGTGTTGTTGCCAAACAGAACTACGTTGGACCCATTGGGGCCGATCAGACCGCTCCAGCTACCGGTACGAGCCCAATAGGTTCCGTCGACATAGGTGCCGCCCGCGTAGCTGCCAGCCTTCTCTAGCACGCCGAATGCGTGATGGCGATACTCGCCAGCGACGGCCTGAGCGATCGCGGCATGGATCGCGGTCCCGTTGGAGAAGAGCTTCAGGCGCGGGAAGGGGCCGGTCAGCTCGTAGGACGAGATGTCGCGAGGAGACACCAACGGCTGCTGCGCAGGCGTCGCGCCTCCGTCGTAGCCAATGGAGATGCGCGATCGCAGACTTTCCTGGCCGGTGTTGAACAGGTGCACATAGTCCGACACCCCAGGAATGCGGACCGTGGCAGTGCGATTGGCACCTGACAGCGTATTGCGTTCGACAGTCCAGCCATTGGCCTGCGCGAACTGCACGACCAGGTCGATCAGCGTCTGGACGTTAGAGACATTGTTGAACTCGGCGTATGCCATTTTTCACTCCAGAGCAAAGGCGGCGTATTCGCCATCGCCGGTTCGATACACGTTCGGCACCAGTAGGTAGTCCACACCATTCACGGTCACGATCTGCTCTGCCGTGGCGCCAAAGGATGGTGTGTAGAAGACGCCATCGAAGCTGCCGAAGAACTGCCCGCGCTCTGGCATGTCGCCGACCTGCCCACCTCGGTCGTAGTTGCCAGGCACCCAGCCAATGCCGACGAGCTGGCCACGTTGCAGCCAACGCTGACCGTCAAGGCAGTTCCGGAAGTTCTGCTGACGGACGCCACGTGCCCACGGCAAGGTCATTCGCGCGGTCGTCAAGGTGCTGCCGCTGTTGAAGTTGCGAATCGGCATCCACGCCTGGACCGGACTGAACAGATACCCCTGACTCAATGCCAGGTTGCCGCTGCCATCGGCGTTCGCGTTCCAGAAGTTCGAATGCTGGTAGGTGTCCAGTGACGCCTGAGCGTTCCTTCCCAGGAAGGACGCGCCGATGAACAACGGGTAGCTCCAATCCCCTGGGAGGTGCTCAGGCAAGATGAAGCCCCCATACATGGCGTCGTAGCGACCATTGATGCGGGTGATCACCTTGAAGCAACGACCGTTGGCGATGAACCAGTACTTGATGGGCGAGTTCACGCCCAAGATCGAGATGTAGTTCGAATTGGTGCCAGGCGGGTCGATGCTCGGCAGCGCGGGGTTGTATGCAACGTGGCCGCGCAGGGTCATGTTGTAGTAGTTGCTGGCCGGTACCACCCACGCCAGCAGCGACAGATAGATCTCATCTTCACCAGCGAGCCCGCGTCCCTTCAGTGACACGAAATCGTTGGCCGCGATCGGGCCACTGGCCACGCCACCGACGACCTGCCACTGCTGGTTCGCTGCCACCAGGGCCGCGTTGGTGGTCAGGAAGTCCCGCAGGCGGGCCATGAGGTCGGTGATATTGGCGGCGGTGTCGGTTACCCAGGCCATAGTCAGAGTTCCAGTGCTTGGCGGATCGCCGCAGCGTTGCGGCTGATCTTGTTGATGATGGTTTTGTCGCTGCCTGGATCATCGATGTAGTCCTCGAACAGAGTCGGAGATACCTGATTGATCAGGCGCAGACCCAGCTGAGTAGGCGAGCCTGTCGGCGCTGCGGCCACGGTGTTGAACACCGGCGAGCGCTGCAGCGAGGGCATCTGGCTGACCAGGCCACCGTCGGCAAAGGCATACGCGCCCCAGCGCCGGACGGCATCCATGCCAATGGCATTGAAGGCGTGCAGGAACGCCAGCGCACCAGGCTGTCGGACCACCTTGGCACGGGCCACGAACTCGCCATCGGACAGCCAGGCCGCGATGCTGTCGCTGGTGCTGGTTCCAGGGCCACTGACAGGGCCGCCAGATGCGCGAAGGATTGGCGTCATCGCGCCGACAGTCACTTTGCCTGCAACACCTCCGGGTCCTGCGAGACCGGCCAAGCCGCTCGCAATTCCGCTTGCCGCGTTCGCGGCTGCCAAGGCCGATGCCGCCACCTGCAGTTGGATGGCAGCCGCAGTCAGCGCTCCCGCACCAGTAATCAAGCCGCCACCCGCGCCCGCCAAGGCCGACGCGCTGCCAGTAACAGCACTTGCGCCGGCGGTCACCACGCCGCCGGCAGAGGACAGGGCCGCCGCCGACGCCTGCGTCGCTGTCGCCGCGGCAACCTCGGTACCGACCTCGGCGCCCTTGTTGAACAGCTTGCCAGTCAGGGTGGAGGCCAGCTTTGCCGAGAGCTCATCGGCCACGTACCCAGCCAGGCCGCTGGCGATGGACTGGAAGAAGCTGCGCACGATCTCGCCCAGGGTGGCATTGCCATTGGCCAGCGACATCAGAGCGTCACGGAATGCGCTCTGGAACGTGGTGCGCACGTTCTGCTGCAGCAGGTTGGTGGTGGCGGCCATCTCCTTGAGCTTGACAGCCATCTGTTCGGCCGCCTGCAGCGCTTCGGGGTTCTTCAGCGCCTCAGCCGTAGCGCGCATGCGATCGGGCAGATCGCCCAGGGCGGTCAGCTGCTGCTGGGACAGGTCCACCAGCTTCTGGCGGGCCTGTGCCTCGGTGATCAGCCCCGCCTGCAGTTCTACCTGGATGCGCTGCTGGGCCAGACCCATCTCGCCCATCGCGCGGTTGTAGGTTTCCTGCATTTTCTGCAGGTCCGCCGTCAGCCGCACCAGCTCCTTGGCACGGTCGACCTGCTCCACGCCCGCCTGGTTGCCAGCCTCGACCATCTGCCGGCGTGTGACCTCGAGCTCGCGCAGGCTCTTGGCCTGCTGCGCATCGGGGCCGCGCCCTTCAAGGTTGGCGATCTGATCCTGCACCTCCAGCAGCTTCTTTGCCGCCTCTACGCGAAGGCGATCAGAGTCCAGCTTCTTGGCGGTGTCCAGCAATTCCTGCTTGGTCTTTGCCGATGCGTTCTGGAAGTTCCCTTCCTTGATCGCAGCCTCGATCTCTGCCGTCTTGGTGGCCTTCTTGCGGCTTTCATCCAGCGTGCCGACCAACTCGATCTCTTGCTTCAGGCGCTCCAGTTCGCGCTGCGCCGCTGCCTCATCCTTCTGGGCTTCTGACTTGGGACCCTTGGGTTTCTTGGGAAGGCTCTCCGCATAGCGTGCGCGGGCCTCTGCCTCCAGGGACTTGATCGACTTTTCATCCATGCGGCCGGCCTTGCCCAGTGCCCGGATATTGGCGATCTCCTCTTCGAGCTTCTTCACCTTGCTCAGATTGCTGATGCGAAGCCGCTCGAACTCCTGCCTGGCCTTTTCTTCCTCCGGCGTGAGGGGGGCGTCGATGCCAGCCATCTGCACCTTCACAGGCGCGTTGGTTCCAGAGGCCGCCCGGATGCGCGCTGCCATCTTTCCGGTCAGGTCGGCAAAGGAGGGAAGCCCGAAGTTCTTGGTCAGCGTGCTGCCGACCACGCCCAACCCGAGCAGATCGGACAATCGTGGCAGTTTGGCCAGCACACCCCATTCGCCGGCCAGCTGCACAACTGCGTTGGTGAAGTCGCCGAGCGCGCCCCATGCACCGCTGACATCTTTCTTGACCTCCTGCCAACCACGGGCGAGCGCGGGCATCGTTTCATTGCTCTGCGCAGCAACGTCGTCCAGGCGGTCGGCGTAGATCCTGATCGCCTCCGCCACAGCTTCCTGCTGGTTGCCCTCCTTCACCAGGGCGCGCACCCGCGCCAGCTGGGCCTCGGTCAGGAAGTTCTCCGACTCGGTCAGCGCCAACAGGCCTTCGACAGGATCCTTCTTCAGGGTGAGGAACTTGGCGACGGTGGTATCGATGGCCTGGCCGGCGGAGGCCTGCATCTTGGCCGCACTGCGGGACACGAGCTCGAACTGTTCACCGGTAAAGCGGCCGGTCTGCGCCACCTTCGTCAGCGCCTCAGCAGCGGTGCCTCGGGAGACGCCCTGGAGACCGGCGAGCTGATCGCGCCGAGCCTGCAGGTTGGCAGTGCTGGTGGCGGCATAGTTGTTGGTGACGATCAGTGCCCGCTGGAAGGCCATCTCTTCGTCGACCGCTTGCTTCCAGGCCAGTGCCAGGCCACCGACCGCCACGGCCAATCCGCCGACCACGGCTACGGTGGGGGTGATAGCGCCAGCCAGCGCACGCGCGGCTGGCACCACACCACCGAAGGAATCCTTCAGCTGGCCGCCCTGCTGGATGGCCACCATCCAGATCGGCATGCCACTGACGATGCTGGTGGTGATATCGGTGATCTGCGCCGGCAGCTGGCGCATCGCCATCTGGTACTGGCCCGCGGAGATAGCGCCGGGTCCGCGCCCGCGATTGTTGGCCTCGGCCAGGTTGACGGCATTGCGCTGGATATTGATGCCGGCCAGGGCGCGGTTGTATTGCTCGCGACTGATGCGGCCAGCATCCACCGCCGACTGGAGCTCGCGCTCGTCGCGCTCGAGTTTCTGCAGCTTGGCCGACGCACCGTCGTATCGGCCCATGACGCCTTCTAGGGAACGCTGACGCTGCTGCTCAGTGCGGCTCAGCGATGCTTCCTGCTTGTCCAGCGTCTTCAGCGCGCTGTTGTAGTCCTCGGCGGTGATCAGCCCGCGCGCCATAACCCGGTCGAGCAGGGCTTCGGTGTCGGCCAGTTCAGACATGCTGGCCGCGCCCTGCTGCAGGCGGGCATCAAGCTCGGAGATCGAGCGGATCTCATCGGCGACCGTCTTCTGCATGGACGCGCCGGCAGTTCGCACCCGGTCAGCTGCAGACGCGCTACTGCGGCTGGCTTGATCCAGCGCGCCGGCCGCCTTGTCGGCTCCCTTGGTGACACCCTCCAGACCTGCGCCGGCAGCAGTGCCGGCGTCCTTGACCGAGGCCAGACCCCGCTGGAGTACCGGCAGGGCTTTCTGGGCCTGCTCGATATCCAGGGCGATGCGCATCGCAAGTTCAAGGTTGCGGGTGGCGGCCAT